TCTTCCCGGGGTCGACGCCGATCTGGACGAGCACGTCGTAGACGGTTAGGTCGTCCGCCACGTCGTGGTAGCCGTCCAGGACGCCGCCGGACGCCCACAGGAGAACGATCTTTCCCTTTACGAGGTACTTCCCGTCGTTCGCCGTCCGCTTGACCGCCGTGGCCTGGAGCGAGCAGCTCTCGTTCTGCCGGAGCTCGATGCAGTTGTCGCTGTCGAACGAGACCTCATTGGCGCAGTGCTTGTTCGCCCCGATCCAGACGTTCATCTTCGTCGGCGCCTGCGGCTCGCCGGCGACGGTGGGCGACGGTTCGGACGTGGTGTGTGGCGCGAGGGCGATCCCGTCGCCGCTGATCTTCACGGTCGTGATCGGGGTCTTCCCCTTCCAGTCGGACGCCAGGCCGAGCATCCGGGAAATGCAGCCGCCCATCCGCTGGCGGAAGTTGTTGCCGCCCAGGAAGGTCCAGAAGTGCGCGGTCTTCGTCGCCGTCTTGAGGAACTTGTAGGTGGCGGACGTCACCTTGACCGTCCGCCCCGACGCGGGATCCGAGGTGAAGGCGCGGCACACCGCGATGTGGTCGGCCCCACCCACGCCGGTCGTCTCGACCTGGCGCGCCTCGTAGTCGCCCGTGCCCGCGTAGTCGATCGCCACGAAGTCCCCGACCTGGATCCCGGAGGCCGCCACGCCGCCCGGGGTCAGGACGATGTCCGTCCCTGTCGATCCGGCCGCGGTCGTGGTGTGCGCCGTCGCCTTGTGCTTCGATCCGAAGTGGGCCTCGTACCAGACGTCCATGTCCGGCTCGGTCGGAGTCGCCGCGTTGCCGGACGGGATGACGTCGCCATGGACGTCGAAGCTGCCCTGCTCCCGGCCCTTCTGCGGGAGGCTCGTGACGGAGGCGGAGTTGTCCTTGTCGCGCCGCCGGACGTACCGGGCGACGTCGCGCTTGAAGGGGAAGGCGGTCTGGCACCGGAAGGCGTCGCCACCGGCCAGGGCGCCGGGCGAAGTGCCGAACACCGACTCCATCTGGACGAAGTGTTCGTATTTGCTGGTTTCCATGGCGGCTTACGCCTCCTTGCCCTTCTCGGGCTTCGCCGCCCCGCGCGGATACGCGGGCGCGGCGTCGAACTCGACTCGGATGTCCGACCGCGGGCCGCTGCCGATCTTGATCGGCTTGGACGGGTCGTCCGGGTTCGGCCGCGCGCCGTCGATCTCCTCCTGGAGCTGGCGCGCGACCTCCTCGGGGACGGTGCACGGCGTCTCGACGAACTTCGTGACCTTCGTCTTCGGGTCGGTCACGGGCAGGAGCGACGTCTCCCCGTGTTCGCCGATGCGGACCGTCGCACCCGGGACCGTCGCGTAGACCTTCGCCATCACACCCTCCACGCCGGGCGCCGCGAGCGAGGCTCCCAGGCCCTCGTAGTCGCTGCCGCAGCACACGGCGTCAGCCCTGCACCTGGCTCACGCAGGCGTAGGTGATCCGCGCCCGGTGCAGCAGGAGCCCCGCCGCCATCACGTAGTCGTTCCCGACCCAGCCCGGCAGCCCCAGGTCCGGGTGGTTGAACCGCACGTTCCCGCCCAGGTTGAGATCCGCGAGGAGGGCGTTGCACACCGCCTCGACGATCGTGATGAAGGCCTTCTCGCTGGCCGCAGCGTCCTGCAGCGCGTAGAAGCCGGTGATGTCCCAGCGGTAGATCCCGTCCGTGCAGAAGCCCCGCTTGTGGAACGTGACCGGGTTCTCCTGCGCCGGCTTCACGCTCCACCAGTGCGGGCGCTCCTGGCTGGAGCCGCGGAGCATGAGCTTGATCTCTTCCATGGTCGTGACGTGGCGCGAGTAGTCGTAGACCGGGGCCACGCCGGCGATCCCGGCGACTCCGGCCACCTTCGTCCGGAGCAGGGAGCGGATGCTGTCGACGCTCATGCACCGCTACCCCGCCAGCCGGTCCTTCAGCCGTTGCAGCGCCTCTTCGAACCGCTGCACGATGCGCCCGCGGCAGGCCTCCAGGCCGCGCTTGAGCATGAAGGCGCCCTTGGTCCCGCGCTTCGAGATGGCCCTCGCCAGCACGTAGCCGAGGCCCTCCTGGCCGAGCTTCCGGCGGCCCCATCCCTCGAGCGCGTCCGGGGGCGGGAAGTGCGCCTGCGCTCCGGTCTCGACGGGAAGGGCGTACTCCAGAGGGTTGAAGACCCGACCCATAATCTCGGTCCGCTCGCCGAAGACCTCGGTCTGCATGCCGCCGCGGAGCATGCCACGGTCGATCGGCGTCAGCGGGAGGATCGTCCCCACCGCCAGGTTGACGGCGTATTCCGTGGCGGCCTGGAGCTCGTCGGCGACGACCGCGGCGGCCCGCCCGTCCAGGAGCGGGATGGGCGGGACGTTCAGCTCGATCTCGAGCATTACGCCCTCCGCAACTCCAGGTAGGGGAGCACCGGGTCCTTCAGGGTCATCTTCGCGTCGTAGCTCTTCCGGTAGCGGGTGCCCATGGACCGCCACTCCGCGGCCTTCGTGAGTCGGTTCACGACGTCGGTCTGGAGGTTGGGGTCGGTCTCCTGGCCGTACCGCGCGGCCATGGCGTCGCAGCAGTTCGCGGCGGCGAGGTCCGCCAGGGCCTCGTCATCGGTGACCGGGAGGGTGCACGCGGCCTCGTCCAGGCTGTGCGGCGCCGTGAACTCGACGAGAAAGTCCTCGCTCGTGCCGGGCGTGTGCTCCAGGAAGCGCAGCCGGAGCCCCGACTCGGTGCGCACGAGCCGGGTCTTGTCCTCGTCGAGCGGCTTCCGGCCGCGGCCGGCAGGGCCGTAGGGCCACGGCGACGCGACCGGGGGGTGCGGGTAGAAGACGGCGCGGATCCGGGAGAAGCGGTCCACGAAGCCCGCGGGCAAGGCGTACTCGAAGGTCCCGTCGCCGTCCACCTTCGCCGACAGCTCCCGCGGCCGCTGCTTCTGGTACTCCTCCTTCGCCGCGGTGATGCAGCGGTCGACGTCGCACTCCATGTCGGGGGTCGTCGTCAGGTCGTGGACTGAGTCCTGGATCCTCGCCAGAACCTTCCCCCGGATGTCGGTGATGGTGGTGGCCACGGGCTAACGATTCCTAACGGCCCCGGCCCTTCCGCATGGGCTCCGCGGCCTTCTCGGGCGCCGCGGGAGTGGGGTCCGGAGCGGCGGCCGCCGGCTCCTCAAAGAGCCGGTGCTTGGCGGGATCGAACTGCCCCTTCGCCATCACGAGGTAGTCGCCCGGCTTGTCCGGGTCGGCCACGAGCACGAAACCTGCGGGTGCCTGCACGGGTCCTCCTAACTAGGTCGCTGGAAGCCGAACGCAGTCACGGAGGACGCGAGGTTTCCGGCGCCGAACGATGGGACATTCACGACGATCGCCGTGTTGTCCGCGCTGGCCGCGATCGGCCGTGGAAAAACAACGTGGTTCGAAAGCACGACCGCGTTCGCGCCAGCAGGGATAGGGATGGCGTAATTCAGGGTATTCGGCAGTCCGGTGATCGTGACCAAGACTGTAGACGCGGCGGTCGCCCCGGCGCCCGTGATGCTGAACCCGGTGATGTACGTCCTCTTCCCAGCCGCCGCAGCTAGGGTCTGGTTGTTCGCGGCGGCTGAGACCGTCGCGCTGACCTGCAGCTCTACGTCGTTGCGTGCCCGCTCGTCGTCGATGACCTGCGCCTGCGCGGAGGGCCCCAGCGCCGAGCCCATGGAGAATGCCGCCACGAGCAGAGCCCAGACCAGCCCGATCTGAAGTGCCTTCTTCACGCCTTGCCCTCCTGAATGGCCGGCGGGAGATCTCTCCCCCGCCGGCTCACGTCGGGGCCTACTAGTCGCGGACGCGGACGGCCTTGTTTCCGTCGAGCGTCTTCACCCCAAAGAGGGCGTCGAGCGCGACGAAATACTTGCTGTTGGCCGGGTCGGACCAGGTGCGGGCCCGGACCGACAGCCCGGACTGGGGATCGATCGGCGTCGAGAAGACCTTGACGCCCTCGCCGTCCATGAAGTCGGGCAGCCGGGCCATGCCGAGAGCGAAGGCGTTCCGATGGAAGGCGAGGCTGTTGATCTTCGTCGCACCGGACCCGCCCGCCAGGGTGATCGTCACGACCTGGTTGTCGATGACGGCCGACTCCAGACCGCCGCCCTGCACGTTGGGCGAGCCGAAGATCACCGCGGCCGCGATGGCGCCGCCGCCATCCGCGGTCACGTCGGCCGTGAGGACGTACTGCTGGGTGTGACC